GATGAGTTTATGCGAAGCGATAGTACTCATATGATCTTTATTGATAGTGATATTGGTTTTGATGCTAGAGACGTTATTTCTATGATGGCTTTAATGGATCATGAAGAATCCCCTCAGAAATATGATATTCTCTGTGCACCTTATCCTAAGAAATGTATTGCTTGGGAAAAGATTAAAGCGGCCGTTGATCAAGGTAAAGCTGATGAGGATCCTACGAACCTAGACAAGTATGTAGGAGATTATGTATTTAATCCTGTCCCAGGTACTGATAAGATCAAACTCGATGAACCTGCTGAAGTGTTAGAAGGTGGCACTGGGTTTATGATGTTTACTAAGAATGTGTTGCAGATATTTAAAGATGCATATTGGGAGGACAGTAAGTATAGTCCCAATGGGTTTAGATATAAGCCTGATCATGTTAGAACTAAAGAGTTTGATGGTAGCCGTGAAATTATGATGTTCTTTCAGGCATTGATCTGTCCAGATACTCGTCGTTACTTGTCAGAAGATTACATGTTTTGTCAGTGGGCGCGTAAGGCTGGATTGCACGTATGGTTGTGTCCGTGGATGCAATTGCAACACGTTGGCACGCATGTTTATGGAGGTAGCTTAGCAGATCTTGCTCAAATTCAAGCATCTGCTACAGCTGATGCTGGTAAGGTAGGTAATAAAGATGCACAACAAATAAAAGCAGGACCATTAGAGGGGTCTAAAGTTATTATGAAAGACAATGCTCCTGATAATACAACAACGGAGCCATTTGAACAGGACACGGCTAAGAAACTAGCCAAGAAGAATAAAATGAGGAAGAAGAATGCAACTACATAATGATACTATTGACATATTGAAAAATTTTGCATTGATTAATAAATCAATTGCATTTACTCCAGGTAATGATTTACAAACAATTGCACCATCAAAAATTATTTTAGCAAAAGCAAAGATTAAAGATAGTTGGCCAACATCCGGCGCAATTTACGATCTAAGTAGGTTTCTTGGTGTAATTAGTTTGTTTGAGAAACCTGAATTTGATTTTACTGAAACTCAGGTAATTATTAAAGGGTCAACGCAGACTGTTAATTATACGTTTGCAGATTCTTCCATGATTCTTACTCCTCCTACTGATAAGGATCTCTATATTGATAAACCAGATATTGATTTAGATATTCCTGGCTCTAAAATTACAGCAGTGTTAAAGGCTGCTGCTGTGCTACAATTACCAGAAGTTGCTCTTATGTGCGATGGTTCTATGGTGTACTTACAGGTATTGGATAGTCAAAACCCATCATCGGACGATTACAAACAAGAGCTTCAGACTTGGAATAATCAATCTACCTTTAGAATTATATTTGGTACAGAAAATTTTAAAATGATGCCGTATGATTATAATTTGAAAATAGAATCACATAAGGATGGCGGCCGTATAGCTCAGTTCACGTGTCTTTCGGATAAGAGGCCTGGATTAGTTTATTGGGTAGCAACAAAGTTGAATTCAACATTTGGTGAATAGATTATGCATGATGAGTTTCTGTGGTGCGAACAATGGAGACCTAAGAAGGTAGCTGATGCTATTCTTCCGAAGGATCTACAAGAAACGTTTCAACAATTTGTAGATAAAAAAAGTATACCAAATTTAATATTAGCCGGAGGACCTGGCGTAGGTAAGACTACGATTGCTCGAGCTATGTTGGAGCAATTAGATTGCGATTATATTATTATCAATGGTAGTCTATCAGGTAATATCGATACTCTTAGAAATGATATAATGCAATTTGCATCCTCTGTTAGTTTATCCGGTGGAAGAAAATATGTAATATTAGACGAGGCTGATTATTTAAACCCCAATAGTACACAGCCAGCTCTTAGAAATTTCATGGAAGAGTATAGTTCGAATTGTGGGTTTATTCTTACTTGTAATTTTAAGAATAGAATTATACAACCTCTTCATTCTCGTTGCAGTGTTATTGATTTTAAAATTAATGGAAAGGTTGGCCCAACACTAGCAGTTCAGTTTCTTCAAAGAACACAACATATTTTAAAGCAAGAACAAATTGAGTATGACGAGAAAGCTGTCTCTGAACTAATAATAAAATTCTTTCCTGATTGGAGAAGAGTTCTAAACGAGCTTCAGAGATATAGTGTATCTGGTAAAATTGATAGCGGTATTTTAAGTAGCTTAACAGACGACAATTTTAAAACTCTTATTGGTTATTTAAAAGAAAAGAATTTTACTAATATGAGAACGTGGGTAGCATCTAATTTAGATAATGAACCTGTAGTATTATTTCGTCGTATATATGATGAAGCCAATACTGTAATGGAGAAGTCTTCTGTTCCTCAATTAGTTTTAACTATGTCAGACTATCAATATAAGAGTGCGTTTGTTGCAGACCAAGAAGTTAATATGGTCGCATGCTTAACTCAGCTTATGACTGAGTGTGAGTGGAGATGAAACCATTTGATTATGTAAATTCAATTAACCATGGTAAGAAGAACTTAATGGAAGGAACAGACAATGATGAGTTGGCTGAGTCTGAATATGTCCCTTTTTTAACTAATAGATCACTGTCTTATTTTCCTGATACAGTGTTTTATAGTAATGAAATCAATCAATATCCACATGTTGATAACAAGCTCCAATACGATTATCTGCTAAATAGTATTAGACCCAAGAAAAGATATGCGAAATGGGTGAAAAGTACGGATAGCGATGATTTGGAGATTGTTAGATTATATTTCAACTATTCCACTAATAAGGCTTTACAAGCTCTAAGTGTCCTGTCCCCAAAACAACTAGAACAAGTAACAAATAAAGTTACTAGGGGAATAAAAAATGAGTATGGAACTAATCCAATCAATGGTTGAGGTGACGTTGAAGGAGCCGGAGGATTTTCTCAAGGTACGAGAAACTCTTACCCGCATCGGAGTTGCCTCCCGTAAAGATAAGACACTGTATCAAAGTTGTCATATTCTCCACAAACAAGGTAAATATTATATTGTGCACTTCAAAGAGCTGTTTGCTCTTGATGGTAAACCAACTAATTTTAGTGATGAGGATAGAGGTAGAAGAAACACTATAACTAATCTATTAACTGAATGGGGGTTGGTAGGTACGGTTGAGACAAATTCAACAACCGAGTTCCTTGTCCCATTAAGTCAAATAAAAATTATTGCTCATAAAGAAAAAGACGAGTGGGAGTTGGTTGCAAAGTATAATATTGGAAGAAAGAGGTAGTATAGTAATAATGATGAGTAATGTGACTAGTTTTCAAAAGGTTTCTATTTTCATGAAAGCGATGGGTCAGGAGCAACCAGAGAAGTCTGGATTTCCTGATGACAGAACAACGGACCTTAGGCTCAATCTAATTGATGAAGAATTTAAAGAGTTAAAGGATGCAGTTGAAGCTAAAGATATTGTTGAGGTTGCTGACGCTTTAACAGATTTGTTATACGTTATTTATGGAGCAGGGCATGCATTTGGGATTAATTTAGACTTAGCATTTAATTTGGTGCACGCATCTAATATGAGCAAGTTAGATGAAGAGGGTAATCCCATTTATAGGGAAGATGGTAAGGTGCTAAAGGGGCCAAATTATTTTCCGCCAAAAATAAAAAGAGCGTTGACTTTATGAGAAGGAGTGGTTATACTATAAATAGTACAGACGTTGCCTTAGGGGACGTTTTAACATAACTCGCTTAACTAAGGAGAAAGCACATGAACATGACAACACCGTTTAATTTCGATCCATTTTTTTCGCGCACGATAGGATTCGAACAAATCTTTGAGCGATTGAATACCATCGCTGAAGAAAAAACAGGATCCGTTGGAGCATATCCACCTTATAATATCAACCGCCTCAGTGATGGTAAATTTGATATTGAGATTGCGGTAGCAGGTTTCACTGAGGAGGATTTGGATGTTGAACTTAAAGATGGTACACTTACGGTCCAAGGGAAAAAGGAAGACAAGAAAAACAAAAATTACCTCCACAGGGGTATCGCTAATAGGAGCTTCCGAAGAATCTTCCACCTCGAAGATTACACAGAACCGACAGGGGCTAATATCGAAAATGGGCTCCTAACCATTCATCTGGAAAAAATTATCCCGGATGAATTGAAACCAAAGAAAATTAATATTAAGACTGGAATGCAGGAGGAGCAGACGGGTACTGGTGCCCAGCTGCTAAACGAATCAACTAAGTAAACATTAGGGGGCTCTGATTAATCAGAGCCCCTTTTTTTGAGGAATGTATGGATAAGCATCATGGCTGGTTCGAAGATCCAGTATTTGAAGGCGAAGTAATTGTTGACCATGGAAACAAAGCATATGACTATTATAAATCAATAGGTATGTTTCCAAAGAGTATACGACAAGTCAATGTACTTGTTCCGGAAGCATTGAAAGAACGAGAAGATTGTTACTATGCTATATGCATCCGCAACCCGTTGACCTGTAAAGAATGTATACACTTTGGCA